GTCCCACAGACTTTAGAAGTTACGACTCTAAGGTCGATTTTCTAAAGGAATATGCCTTAACCGGCGTGCGCTTTTAGGATGTTGATCCTCAGTACTCCATTACACTCAATTTTTATAAAATGAACCTATCACCCTGTGGAAGGGGTGATAGTGGATTTGCATGAGAAGAAGAGGGTGGAAATAGAATGCGATATAATTATTGTATTATTTTCGAGAGATACCAATTCGGTTATCGTCTGGAACACTCTACCCGAAAGGGTTTTGTTGGAGCAGATGTGTGGAATTGTAGGAATTTCAGCTAAAGGTATGGGTAAACCCAGCACTGAGATATCTTGTCATTTCTGGCCGATGAGGGGGTAATAGTACAGTTTTATAGAGTAAACTCTATTTAACCACAGTTACGTCTTGTAAGACGGTCTACTGCCCGGTACTATGTTTCCTCGTACGTGCACCGATTAGACATGATCTATAGTGTACAGAGGATGATTAGTACTGGATACAGACACTTGATGGAGTGTTTCTCGTTTCAAGCCCATACATGGGTACGTGATCCTAGGTTGTATAGATATGATATACACGATTTACTGGAAAATCCTATGAAAAAATCCTCCAAAAGAGGAGATAAGAGCCTGCCCTACCTTCTCTATAACTACTATTATGGTAGTGAGGGGGTGAGGCGAAAGTGGCGATCCGTGGATTGGAATGTAGATACGGTATATTATACAACATGTGCGGCCGAAAGGTGCAAACGTGGCTATACTCTGAATGTCACGTGTGGTGAACATATACTATAATAATTTAATGAATAAAAAAAATATCCGTTTTAATGATTATGAGTTATATGCGCAACTACTCGACAGACAGAAATCCTTATTGAGTGACCTGATCACCCGAAAGGGTGGTCTTGGATGGGTCAACTGGATCATGCGTTTGACTAGACTCATCTATGCAAAGGCACCTACTAAAAGTAATGTACGTATTAGTAAGGTATTCATCAAAGAATGTTACCTGATTACTAGAAAGTCGTCTTTAAGCTTTTTAGTTGTATATTTAAAAACATGTTTTATTATGTTACAACAATATGTTGCTCGGAATGAAACCAAATATCACTCACGTGAAATTGGGAAAATCGGTGTTAAGACAAACCGTTCTGGGTTGCCTACACGTCTTATTCCTCGTCTTCAAAGGAGGTTAATTCGTAAGGGTGATGTAAAAACTATTAAATTTTATATTAGTCTCTTTGGACTTTACAGGTATCTTGATTGCTCTTATAAACCTGTTAAATTTAATACTATTACTGATCCTGGTTCATGGGTTCCGGATGTAGACTTCTATAAATATGTTCAGATCTTTCGATCACATATAGAGAGGAGATTCACACCATTACCTATGGGACAAGGTTCCCCATTTCCGATTGAAAAAATCACAGTGATGTTGAAATCATCGTGAGGTCTTAGAGGTTCGAGTATTCGTGGTATCATTTACTCAGTATGAGCATGGAGAAGATTAGTTTTTTCTCTATGTAGGTTCCATCTTGATGATGGGAAGAATTATGCGCGAAATGCTAGACTTTTATCAGGTCTTATGTATTTGCTCAACAGATTCTCGCCCTCCCTTTCTAGGGTCATATTTGGTTTTGATTTATCCACTGATAAGTTTCTCGTTCCGAGAGATGATTCAACATCCTCGAGTAGACCTCCTATTTATTTGCCCACTAGTATCAATCAGAAACCTGTTGATGCAAGGCCTATTTTAGGTAGACTTGAGTTACTCTATGAGCCTGCAGGAAAAATCCGGCAGATTGCAATTGTTGATCCGTTCTCCCAATGGCTCTTGAAGCCATTGCATGATTGGATGTTCAATATCTTGAGAAAGATTCCCCAAGATGGTACATTTGAACAGGATAAACCCTTATTAAAATTACTATCAGAAGTGAAGCGATCAAAAAGCAAGTTCCTTGCCTCTCTAGATTTATCTAGTGCAACGGATCGTTTTTCTGCGATCCTCCAACGTGAACTCCTTACCCCGTTCATTGGGCAAGAGTTCGCGGTTGCATGGCATTCCTTCCTTGTTGATAGATCATATTATCGAGGTATCCTAATGAAGGAACTACGTTATGCAGTGGGTCAACCCATGGGTGCCCTATCTTCATTTTCCAATCTTGCCTTCGCCCATCACTTTTTGTGACAGTGAGCGGCCTGGAGATCGGGTGAAACACCCACATGGAAATGGTTCACAGGGTATGCTATTCTTGGTGATGACTCGGCTTCCCGTAATAGGAATGTGGTCTCCGAGTATAAAAAAATCGTAGGCGAGGTGGGTATCCCTTTGAACTTATCAAAGTCTCTCCAATCTCTTGCAGGTTGTGCAGAGTTTGCTAAAAGATTCTTTACTCCACGTGGTGATTGTTCACCTATCTCACTAGGAGAAATCCTAGTCAGTTTGGTTAATTTTGCAGTAATGCTTAATTGACCGCGTAAACATCCCATAAGGATTTTTGATCTTTTGGCAATGAAGGGTTATCGTCACGTTACACTTTCTAGGGTGTATATGGACTTTAAGAAGTTACCCAAACGCCTCCGAAACTTTTTGATTGCTGTCCGAAGTCCTTGGGGGCCAATCCCTTCCAAAGGGTTTGTTGAATGATTAGGTTTAATTTCCTATGATAGACAACAAAAGACGCCCCAGGACTTGACAAACATCATGAGACACCTTGTACTCGACTCAAGAAAACTTCTTAATAAGTTACGAAGAATTGAATTTTTGAATCTTCTATTATTAAAAGGGGAGAATCTCCGCTTTACCCAAAAAAGGTTTGTGGAGACGCATCTTAGACTTAAGTCCATCTCTGAAGTATCCATGGGTGATATTAAGGGAATGAGAGAGTTTATTAGTAAGGACAACCCCACAATGGTTAACATAGTTAACGAGGTCTTGGTTCCACTAACACGTGAGAATAATATTACTATACATCCTACGGTCCGTGAACTTGAAAAATTTATTCAACATATAGAATATGTAACTTTTCTGTTGGAGGCACTTGATGACTCCGACTATGAAAATTTTACTCCTGATATGTGAGAGATTTGCCAAGGTTTCCATACTGTGGGAAAGAATATAGAAA